TCGTACCGATTGGAGGTTGCTGGAGTGCTATTGTAACTTGAGATGCCTTTTGTTTAATAAGTATAAGTTTAATTGTAACTGCAATAAGGAGGAATAGTACTGTGAAGAAAAGGATTGTTTTGATGGCGTTTATGTTTGCATCGCCGTTGATGTTTAGTGGCTGTGCAAAGGATGCTGTGACTGATCTTGCCAAGCCAGTGTTAGGAGCGGCTGGTCACATAGTGTCGTATACGGCCAAGACTGGAGCTGCGGTCGTCAAGGGTGTTGTTTCGCTTGTGGCTAAGCCGGTTGCTGCTGTTACTAAGGGTGTTGCAAAGGCTACATTAAAGCCTGTAGCTAGTGTGACGAAAGTAGCTGCTAAGCGTTCAACTGGCACTATCAAGAAGCTAGCGGCTGTGTCGATTGTTCCTGTCTTTATGGTTACCAAGAGAATTCTCGGTACGGTTCTCCCTCCGACTGCTAAGATCGGGCTTCAGATTGCCAAGGCGGCAGCTCCGTGCATGACTGTTCTTCTCAAAGAGGGATTTAAGGTGCTTCGGAGGCTTGTGCGTAAAAAAAAAAGACAAGTGAATGCCTCTTCGAAGACGTGATCATAGAGACCGTAGAAACACTCACAGACCTCGTCGCTACATAAGGAGGATCAAGTCGCTTGGCCGCTACTTCCGCATGGGCAGGCTGCCATCCTTCAAGCGCTTTGGACGCGTAATGCTTAATGTGGTCATCTGTGTTCCTGTAATATTCTTGGCAACGAACCGTGAGAAAGAAACGCTGATTGTTGCTGGCTCAAAGATAGGTCGTGTCATTGTAAACACAGCTACTGGTGCTTTAGACAGGATAGACAGGTTGCTTTTCAGAAAGGCGAAGCAGAAGTTCCCCAAAGAAAAGCGTAGATAATGTACAAAGGTCAATTGCGTCGTGTATCATAGTATTGAAAGGAAGCTGTGAAGACTATAAAGACAGTAGATTGCATAGGTGGAATAAATGGACACAAGCCAACTGATCCTGTCAGTACTGACATGCAGGGGCTTCATTTTACGATGTGTCGCATGTTGCTAGATGAAGGGGTTCCGTATATTAATGGGATCTTTTTATTTGTACCTGAGTCTTTGATTGAGGAGCTGGCGTGGCTGAAGGATTACGTTTCGGTGCATGAATATGTTGACCAAGGAAGCGCCGTTGACTTTGAGTTTGGCAGGGCTGCTGGCATAAGATTGATTATGGCCAAGGACTACGGTGTGTGTGGCAGAACGGATGCGTATGAGCACCTTGGTACAAAGTATCCAGAGGGTCCTATTTACGAGCTTACTTGTGTTGCTGTTAAGCCGAGCCGCTTCAAATTTGATGGAGTCTTTAAGAAGCGCATGTTTTCCAGCGGTCCGACTGTTAAGATAAGAATGACGCCTAGCGTGTAGCGGGCATAATAAAACTTTAAAATGAGGGTAGCATAATGCTCTTTCCTGAGTTGGGTCCTCAGTTTTATGAGGAGAATGACAATACGATTCTTGCTAGAATGTCTACCTTCTACAAAGATACCATCACGATTAATCAGTCTTTTTGGGAAGAGGCTGACATAGACACAAGGTTTGAAGCTGGGGACCAATCGCTGCTCATACCGAACAATCGTCGTCGACAGTTCAATTTCAATCGTATAAGGCGTGTCGTCAATATGATATCTGGGTGGCAGCGTCGTAACCGTAAGTCGACGATCGTGACTCCGGTCGAGAACGGTGATGCTGACACTTCGGATCAGTTTACAAAGATTCTAATGTGGATCAATCAGAAGGAAGGTGTGCTCGATACAGTATCGGAGGCGTTCCATGGGTCTCTTGTTACTGGGATGAATCTACTACAGGTCTGGGTCGACTATCGGGCCGATCCAGTATCCGGCTCTATACGGGTGGACAATTGCGCGCACAACGCATTTCTGATTGATCCCTATTTTAGGAAAAAGGATTTATCCGACTGCAATGGCATATGGCGGCGCTCGTATCTCAACAGGCGCGAGGTCTTATCACTGCTTCCCGATCACTACGATCGCGTCATGGCGTTACCTGCCAAGGATGACCGTGACGGCAAGTTCAACTACATGCCTGAAAGTTATAACGCTGGTCCAAAGAACCTTCTAGCGTACGATGAGTTCTACTACAGGGACTATCGATCACAAAAGATGCTGGTTGATACAGTTACTGGCGAAACAATGGAGTGGCGCAGCGACGATGAGGATGCGCTTAAAGAGTATTTAAAGTTCTACCCACGTGTGTCTGTCATAGAAAGTGAAGTTCCCACTGTAAGGATGGCTGTTGTTGTTCAGGGAGCGGTTATGTATGACGGAGCTAACACGATGGGCACAGACAAGTATCCATTTGTTCCCGTTTTTGGGTATTACAACCCACAGATGTCGGAATATCCTTGGAGGATACAGGGGGTTGTAAGAGGTCTCCGCGACTCCCAGTATCTTTACAATCGCAGAAAGGTGATCGAGCTTGATATCCTTGAGAGTCAGATAAACTCAGGATTCAAGTACAAGATCGACTCGCTGGTCAATCCCAAAGATGTGTTCTTGTCTGGTCAAGGTCGAGGTCTTGCACTTAAGCAGACTGCGCTCATGACAGATGTTGAGCAGATCATGCCTCCTCAGATCCCGCCTTCGATGATCCAGCTTTCGGAGCTCCTAGGACGTGAGATACAAGAGATATCGGGTGTTAATGAAGAGCTTCTAGGTAGTGCAACCGATGAGAAGGCCGGAATACTATCCATGCTGCGTCAAGGTGCTGGCCTGACCACCTTGCAGATCCTGTTTGACCAGCTTGATAGGTCGCAGAAGTTGCTTGGCGGCCTCATGCTCGACGTTATTCAAAGCAACTTTACTCCGGGCAAGGTAGAGAACATTATAGAGCAGCAGCCAACTGATCAGTTCTATAACAAAGCGTTTGGCAAGTATGACGCAGCGGTTGAAGAGGGCATTAATACAACTACGCAACGACAGATGCAGTTTGCACAATTGCTTCACCTTAAGGAAGTTGGAGTTGCGATACCGGACGATGTTATACTTGAGGCCACCACGTTACAGAACAAGAAGGAGCTTGTTGAGTCTGTTATGCAGCAGCAGCAGGAAGAGGCAGAGCTTGAGAAGATGCAGTTGCAGACCGAGATGGCCAAGGCGCATGCAGAGATTGAGCTTTCCAAGGCGCGCACGGTTGCAGATCAGGGTCTTGGTGTTGAGCGGTTCAGCAGGGTTCAAGAGAACGAGGCGCTTGCCGTTGAGCGTCGCGCAGAGGCCGAAAAGGATCGCACTCAGGGTGTACTGAACATCGTTAAGGCGCTGCAAGAGATAGAGACGATAGACATACAGCAGCTTGAAAAGCTTGTTCAGCTCTCACGGTTGCTAGCGGCTCAGGAGAGCGCGGAAGAGCAAAGAGTTGATATTGCAAAGCCCACAGCGGTAGCAACCTCGATGCAGCAGGCAAAGAGTGCGGCTACTGACTTAGCTGGGCCAGCATAAACTACGAGGTAATACATGGAAGAAGAGATAGAGAAGATTGTACCCCCAGAACCACCACCAGGATTTAAGGAACTTGCAGAAGAGTGGAGGAAAGTCACTGACTTTCCTGCGGATGTTGTTGATGAGCTCCTAGGGGATAGAGGTATTTTTCAACCTTGATGCACGGGCATCAGTTTCCAAGAAAGGGCATGTTATGCCAAAGAAGAGATACTACGATAAGAAGATGGCAAAGAAAGACGGTGAGATGATCTCGGGCGCACGAGGTATCGCGCTTATGCCGACTCAGCTTGTGATGTCATATTATCCTAAGGACGGTTCGTACCTTCCTGAAAATCTTAACGATGGGATGAGTGGCATTGACCAGCAGAAGAAGTCTGAGCACAATACAGCGATGAGAGAGAAAGCCTCAACGAAGTACTAACATTGCTTCATTACTATACGGGAGGCGGGTTGTTCGGTTACTTTGTTCCCCGCCTCCCACTTTAACAGGAGAATAGATGCCAGTTAACATACGAAGAGATGGTAAGGCCAAACGGATAGCGCTGGACATCCTAGGCCCACCTGCTTGCGGCCTGGTTGATGCTTTTGGAAACAAAAAACGCTTTGTTCGGAAGAAGGAGAAGCTCGATGCCGAAGAAGAAGGTAACAGCATCAATCGGTTCGAAGAGATCGGTTACCGTTAAAAATAACGAAACATACATAGACTTAGAAATAGAGGGTCTGCTGCTTGACTGCGAAACGGTTACAGATTTAGGTCTGATATGGCGTGTAAAGTATGATGCAGATTCGATTGGCGCGTTTAAAGATTTTATAATTGATACTTTATTCAGCCATGCCATATGGTGCTACCTTGATAATTCCTGCGATTACTCTATTGACATAAACATTACTGCTATTACTCGCGACGTCAATGAGAACTTTGGGCGTGATATAGTAGGAAAGCATGAGAGAGAGATACTTGCCGAGAGGCCGATGCGCCATGATTTGGACAGGCTCAACATGGTGAAAGAGGCTGTTATCGAATGCATTAATGACGCAGTTAGAGACATTGGGCTTAGAGGGGAGAGCTAGATGCCGAAGAAGAATGTAAGGCTAATCGTTTCCAGGAAATCTGTTTGGGATCCGTCTGGTATGCATAGCCTTCCTATCGAAAGCCTTAAGGATGCGAAGTATGCGCTGTCCAATGCTCACCTTTCGCCCAATGCTAAAGCGGTTGAGGCTGAGATTTACAAGAGATATCCTGAGTTAGATCCAAAGAAGCCAATCATTAAGCATGTCGTTCATAGGCCTATTGAGAAGGTTGTTGTTAAATCTGTAAAGAAACGAAAAAAGAAGAAGAAAGTGTTAAAGAAGCATGGGAAACCCAAAAAAGGCTAAAAAGCTAGCTGATGAAGTAGCAAAAAAGGAGATCCAAAGCCCGTTGGCGATGTCGCTTCCTGGTACAAGAGAAAGGATTTTTATGATGCTCATCAAGGCTGTAAAGGCAATATTGAGCCTTTTAGGTAAGCAGCTTATTAAGCACCGAACCAAGCGGCTGACAAGGCGGATCGAGGGAAAGAAGTGAAAGAGACAGATGCCGAATTTCTTGAAAGATATGCCGATTGGCGAAAGAGTAAGACAGAGGATAGGGAAAAAGTAATGGGAAAAGCAGAAGAAGGTCCAATGGAGTTTTATGGAACTTTTATAACGATAGATACTCCTATGGAGACAAAAGGTGTTCCGCCTTACTACACAAAAGAAGAGCTAGACCTTTTTGGCGAGTTTATTGGTGAGGTGTTTAGTGATATGAAGAAGAGCGGCCATAAGTTTGATCAAGATGCTTTCGAGGCAGATAGGACGCTGCGGCTGACACGTAGGATAGAAGGGAAAAAGTAGATGCCAAAAGGTGACTACAAAGATAGAATTAAGACGGTGGGGGCTGTAGCGGCAGATCTTCAGAGACAGGGTCCGGTCAAGCACTCAGCGCATGATCAGATGCGTGAGCAGCTATCTGAGTACGAGCAGAGCATTCATGAGTGCGTGGCTACGAACAAGGCTGATTTTAATGGTGATTTTTACGTTGTTGTTCTTACAAAAAAAGAGCGTACGATGAAGAACGTTATAAGAAACCTGTTCTTTGCCAGGCGTTCGTGCCCGACACCGGACTACGATCAGGTCGTGTACAAGTATCATCGTGATGGAGACAATTTAGAGTTCATGTGGGTTGTTCCGGCCAAAGATGCGGTTGAGCGCATGAAGGAGAACGCACTATTGGTTCCAACAGATCAGTACTCACTTTTAGATTTTGTGTTAAAATTTGATGATGGCACACTTTTGAGGCTGTCAAAGAAGCTTAATGGAGAAAGAAGGGATTCGAATATACTATCGTAAGGAGAGAGGTATGGAAGAAGCAGTTGATAATAAATTAGAAGAAACGGCACAAGAGTCACCAACACCATCGGGCGACGTTGTTCTTGGTGATATTACTACTAAAGAGCCCGCACAGGCGCACCAAGAGAACTCGCCTGATGTAAACATGGCTCGCATTCGTGAGGAGAAAGCGGAGGCGTTGCGCGAGAAGGCTCGTTTAGAGGCGCAGCTCAAGGAGATGCAGGATAAGGCGCAGCAGCCAACGTACGGCGACGAAGACTTTGTTGAGGGTAAGCACCTCAAGAAAGAGATGGAAGGCCTTAGGCGGCAAATGAATGAGTATAAGAGCGAGCAAGCACAGGTTGCAGATCATTCTCGATTAAAGCAGCAGTATGCTGACTTCGACTCCGTTGTTAGTGCTGAAAATGTTGATCGTCTCAAGTCATTGGATCCAGACACGACAGATTTGATAGTATCTTCAAGTGCGTCCTATTATGCCAAGGGCGTAGCCGCCTATCGTCGCATCAAGGAGCTTGATCTTGAAGATAAGCATGAAAAGGGAAGGGCGCGTACGCAAGAAAATGCTTCTAAGCCACGAACGATGAACAGCGTTTCTCCGCAGCAGGGTGATAGCCCACTGTCTATGGCGAATGCTTTTTCTGACGGCCTCACGCCTGATCTTAAGCGTCAGCTATGGAAAGAGATGAGAGACGCGTCCAACAAAAGTTAATTCTGACTACTACATCTTTTTTTAGGTGTGTTCGCGAGGCAGTTATGAGCTTCTCCTCTTCTCTGCCTCGCGTCTATTATAGATAGTACACGCACTCATTTTTTTCAAATCAATTGCACATACTTAATCTCTCTGTTTATACTGAAAATGATCGGGCGTAAGGGACTCGCCAACCCGTATTCGACGTAAGGGATTCGTCAACCCATTCTGACGTAAGGGGTTCGTCACCTAACAGTAGTTGTTTTGCACTGTGTATGTGCAAAAAGATTAATTCTAAATACTTAGGATAATTATGCCTATTACAACTACGGCGAATCTCCCAGCACCGGTCCAACATTCATTCTCCATGAAATTACTCAGTGTTCCGGTTCCTAACTTGATCCACAAGATAGCGGCTGTCAAAAAGACTATGCCTGCTAAAGGTGGAACAACGCTTAGGATGAGGAGATATAATCCGTTAGAAACCGCTATGGTTCCACTCGGGAACGGCGGCGTTCATCCACCATCACAATTGCTCACAGCTATCGACATCGATGCAGAGATTTCGTTTTATGGTACCTACGTTCAACTGAACGAGCAGGTTACCCTCCAGAACCAAGATCCTGTATTGAATGAAGCAGCTAAGCGATTGGGTGTTTCTCTAAGACAGACCGAAGATCAACTGACACGTGAGATGCTTGCTGCAGGTGCGGCTGCTATCAACTGCGTCGGTGGTGTCAACGGTGATAACCCAACAGAAGTTACAATTGGTGATATTGACACCGTTGTTAGAACTCTTGTTGGAGCAGACGCTTATACTATAATGGACAATATTGAAGGTGAAGATAAGTTCGGAACTGCTCCAATTAGAGAATCTTTTTTCGCATTGGCGCACTCAGACCTCATTGGCGAGCTTGATGCCACCGCTGGCTTTATTGCCAAAGCGCAATATCCGTCGCCTATGAATGCTACGAGATCGGAGTGGGGAGCAATTGGGAATCTAAGATTCTTGTTGTCCTCGGTCGGCTCTCGTGAAATTGGGGCTTCGGCGCTTGGTGCGATGAGATACAATATCTTTTGTGTTGGGATGGAAGCTTATGCGTGTGTTGAACAAGATCAATATTCTGCTCAGTTCATCTATCGTCCACCGATTTATGATGGACCACTCGCACTTAACGCTTCTGTTGGATATAAGTTTGCTGAGGTTCCTCGCATCTTGAACGATGAGTGGATCATCAACTTACGTACAACCCTAGCACCATAAGAAAGGAGTAAATCATGGCTACATATGGAACAATAATTCAGCAAGGCGAATTTACTTCTGATGGCACGGACAAGATCATCCCGTTGAGGTCTGACTTTGACTGGGTGTATGTTACTAATCTGACTAACATTGCGGCTTCGACGCAGTGGGATGCTACCAACTTTTTCTGGCAGCAAGAGATGGCTCAAGATGACTCTGTCATCGACTTTCACGCTACAGCATCTCAAATCATCTCGAGATCTACATCGTTAATCGGATTTAATGGTGCGACTTACAGAGGTATTTCGCGAATCGATTCTTCTGACTCTACTCCTGGTGGAGCAGTTGCTGTAACGGCTGGAACAAATGCAGCGCAGCCTGTTTATGACACTGGCGACACTGGCGACATGATCATTGGAAGTATCGTAAGAGTCCAGGGTACTGACCATACGGACCTTAATGGTATGGACTTTACGGTTAGTGCGGTGACTGTAGATACTGACTTCACGCTTGGCAATGCCCTTCAGCAGGCCCCTGGTGTTGTTGCTGGTGCTAATGGAACATACCGTTTGATTGCTCAAAACAGAACGATCTACGACATGTTCTATCCAAGGAAGCGTAACATTGCAAACATCACGCAGGCGGCTGCTGCTGTTGTTACGACATTGGTAGATCACGGCTACACAACAGGTCAATTGGTTCGCATGCGCATACCGGCTGATTCAACAATGATTGAGTTGGACGGACAGCTTGTAACGGTAACCAACATCAATGCGTCAACGTTCTCTATAGACGTTGATACTACTGGTTACACAGCGTTCACCTTCCCACTTCCTGCAGCATATCCGTTTACACCTGCACAGGTTATGCCTGTTGGTGAGGATCCTGCTGTTGGAGGAACAGAGGGAGCACTGGTAGACAGCATGTTTATCGCTCTTGTGCTTGGAACGAGTGCAACTGCTGGTATTGCAGCTGGAAGTCCTGGTGGA